CGGCGCGACGAGCTCGCGGGCGTCGTCGAGGACGTCCAGCACCGCATCGAGGACATCAAGCGCCGTGCCATGCCCCGCATCAAGCAGGCCGTGCGCGATACCGCCGAAGCCAAGGACGCGCTGCAGGCCGCCATCGAGGCGCACCCCGATCTGTGGAACGGCAAGCGTCGCACCGTCGTCATCGCCGGCGTGCGCGTCGGCATGATGAAGGGCTCCGGCAAGATCGTCTGGGACGATGCGGCCCATGTGGTCAAGCTGATCCGCCGACAGTTCCCGGACCGCGCCGAGTCCATGATCCGGGTCCGCGAGGAGCCCATCCGCAAGGCCCTGGGCGAGCTGTCCGTCAGCGAGCTGCGCAAGATCGGCTGCACGGTCGAGGACAGCGACGACCAGGTCGTCATCAAACCCACCGACAGCGCCGTCGACAAGCTCGTCAACGCGCTGATGGCCGATGCCGAGCGCATCGAGGGGGATGACGCATGACCATCACCACCGCCGCCCTCAAGGCCGAGATCCAAGGCGACCCGCAGGCAATCGGCTACGCGGCGCCGCTCGCGGCCGGAAACCACCAGGCGGTCGCCGACCTGGTCAACGCCCTGTGCATCGGAGGCTGTAATGGCTGAATTGCTGGTCATGCTGGATGACATTGACCCGGATGGAGGCCTGACCGGGCATGTCGTGAATGTCCAGGAAGACGGACACCAGTGGGGCGCGTATGAGAGCAAAGAGTTCTGGGATCTGCAAGGGCGCGGCGGCTTGCACCCAGGCCGGTTGGGGGTTATCCGCTTGCCCGGTACTCCGGTGGCCGATATGGAGCACCTGACCGCCCCGACTATCAACGCCCTCACGCAAGACATTGAGAAAGCCCGGAAGTACCGCATCAATATGCAGCAAACCTCCTTCCCGGTGCCGCAGTCGTCGTTATTCGACGGGTCATTCGGCCTGCTCGCGGCGCTACTGCCCTCCGTGGATGTAACCCAAGAAATCAAACGTACCGGCTCGGCCAGCTTCATGCCGGGCGACCTTGTTGTGGAGTAACAATCAATGCCCTACACCCTCGCTGCTCCCGAGAGTCGCACCATCGTTATCGACCACGCGCAAATCACGTCATTCAGCGTGGATCCGCAGCGCATGATGGGGCACCTGGCCTACGAGCTGCGCGACGCAAATGATGCCAAGCTCGCGGATCGGGTGATCGTGCTGAGTGGAACGGATTTTCAAAATCTGGTGAACCGGATCAACACGATCCAGGCCAGTCAGACTACCCAGGACTCGTATGCCGCGCAGAAGCAGGCGTTCTATGAGCGGATCGAGACCGAGGAAGGCTGGAGCGGCGGGGCGATTAGCTGATGCCGACTGAGGTTGTCAAAACCATTCGAGCGTCCGGGGGTGACTATTCGACCCTCAGCGGGTTCCTCTCGGGCGAGGGTCGGGATTTGACAGCGACGGACGAGATCGCAGTGGCCGAGGTCTACAACGACTGGGCCACGGGATTGGGCGACCGCTTTTTTGGCAGTGGCTTTACGACGGACCATACCCGCTATGTGATTGTGCGCCCGGCGGCAGGGTCGGGCACCAATGGTCCGAACAAGCACAATGGCATTCCCGAGAGTGGCTTTTCCGTCCATTACGGTGGGTATAGTCCCTGCTTCTATCCGTATTTTGACCTTGTGGTCGAAGATATTGAGATCCAGGGCACCGGCGACCAACAAGCCGTATCTCACTATGCCAACAACCTGATGTTGCAGGTGCAACGCTGTATTGTCCAGAAGTCGGGCACGTCCGGTCGCATAGCAACGCTCCGCAATTCGGGCAGTATTGCGTATTACCGAGACTGCCTGTTCATTCAGACGCTCGATGACCAAGGGGTGTATATCGGCTCGGCGGGGACCGCCTCCTACGTCGAGAACTGCACATTGGTCTGCACGGCGGCAAGTCCGGCCTCGGCCTCGGCGTTGAAAGGGGACAGCTACGGCAACAAGGTCAACGCCCGCAACTGCGCGTTCATCGGCTGGTTCGCTGATTACCCCGACACCAACGCCTTCAACGGCACCGGCAACGCAACCGACAAGAGTTCTAGCACGTCCGGGCTCCCGGCCTCGGCGGTGGCGGTCTATGACCTGACCACGGCGGCGTTCACGGACGCGGCCAACAGTGATTATTCCCTGGTAGCTGGTTCGCCGTTGATTGACGCTGGGACTGATCTTTCGGCCCTGTACACCGACGACATTCTGGGAGCGACGCGTGATGCCAATTTTGACATTGGGGCGTTCGAGTACGTGTCGAGCGGGGGCGGAACGACCACCGCCATTTCCGCCGATCGACTCCTCACCATTGACTGGCGTCAGTTCACCAATTTCGATCGTGCCGCGCCCATCGATACACGCACGAGCCGGCGTTCCGACCGCGTCGCGCCGGTCGACTATGCCACCACGGCGGCCGGCCAACGATCCGCCCCGGTCGATTGGGGCGCCGTTTTGCAGGCCGATCGGCCCCTGCCCACCGATAGCGCCCGCGCTATGCATTCCGACGCGGCGATGCCGGCCGGTTGGCTGCTCGCACTGAATGCCGACCGATCGATCCCCGTCGACTGGTCCGGCACGGCGGTGACGACCATCAACGCCGACCGCGTGCTGCCGATCGACTGGCGCACGGCCCGGGCCGCCGACGCCGCAATGCCCATCGACTGGGCCGGCACCACTCTGACCGCAGTCGATGCCGATCGCATCCTGCCCGTCGATTGGAGCGCCCGCATCGATGCGGATGCGGCGGTTCCGGTCAGCGCCCGCACCGCCCTGCGGATCGATGCCGCGCTGGCCGTCGCGCATGGCCAAGGCCTGCGGATCGATGCCGGGACGTCGATCGATTGGGCGACCCTCCTGGGCGCGGATGCCGGTGCCAATGGCGTGGGGCGGTTCAACGCATCTCGATGCCGACGCGCGGATCCCCATCGATTGGGCCGGCGTCGCCGCCGCCCTGGAGGCCGGCGCGCCGACCTGGCGTGTCCTCGGTCGCCCCACAGTTTTCACAATCGCCGGTCGTCCCGTGGTCTGGATCCCGCGCCGGCGCTAACCCCAAGGAGAGAGCCCAGTGAGTGTGCAAGCATCTGAAATCATTGTTTACGGATCGGCATCCATGCCGGACGGCGACTCCGCCACCAACATCGGCGGCGCGATCGACACCACCAAGCGCGTCGCGTTCACCAAGCTGGCCGCCGCAAGCGTGATCTCCGTCGTCTCCAGCGATGGCGCGGACACGACCCAGACTGTCACCATCTATGGCCTGGATTCCAGCGGCGTTGCGATCTCCGAGGCGCTCAGCCTCAACGGCACGACCCAGGTGACCGGCGCCAAATCGTTCGAGCGGATCCGCAAGATCGTGGTCGACTCGGCGCACGCCGGCACGATCTCCGTCACCGACAGCGGCTCGGCCAGCGTCGTCGACATCGAGACCGGCGTGCTCGAAATTCGCCGCCCGTTTTACGGCGCGGTCGCGGACGTCGCCGGCGGCAGTGCGAAGACCTACTACGAAAAAGTGTTCATCAAGAACACCAATGCCACGACGGCCCTGACCTCCGCACTGATCAAGGAACTTGCGGACCCGAGCGGCAATGTCACGTTCGCCGTTGAGGCGACGCTCGATGGCACCGACACCAATGGCGCCGGCAACAATCGCCAGGTCGCGCCCGCCGGCTATACCTTCGCGAACACCGATCAGTCCGTGGCCAATAGCGGAAACCTCTCGCCGGGATCCGCTCAGGGCGTCTGGCTCAAGCTCAGCCTCGCCGCCGGCGCCGCGGCCGCGAACACCAGCTGGACGGTTCGTACAAGCGGGGAGACCACCTGATGGCCTATCCCATCGAAACAAAAATGCCCGACGGCTCCCAGGTGCTCTACAAGCAGCCCTGGGAGCAGAAGGCCTATCAATTCGACTTCTCCGCGCTCATCCCGGACGGGCGCACCATCGCCACCGTCGATAGCGTCGCGCAGGTCGCCGCCGGCCATCAGAGCGGCAGCGCGGACGTCACCCTCGGCACCCCGGCCGCCGCCGGTCGAACGGTCCAGGTTTCCATCGGCGACGGCACCGCCGGCGAGCGCTACAAGCTCACGGCGCGCGTGACGGACTCCGAGGGCGACAAGCACGAAGGCGAAGGGCATCTCATGGTCGTGGACCTGTAGGAGGTTTCCAATGGCTGCATTCATCATCGGAACGGCCGTCGGGGTCGTGATCGGTCTCATTCTCAGCGCCGTCTTGACGATGGCGGCTTGGATGGATGACGACGAGACCGAAGAGCGTCGGGGAAGCTAGGAATGGTCGCCACCACCGCCAACAAGCGTAACGCCGAGCTGGCCAAGATCCACCTGGCCAAGAAACAGCTGCAGCTGGACGAGGATACGTACCGCTCCATGCTCTGGACCGTGGCCCGCGTCCGCTCGGCGGCGGATCTGGACGCCGGCGGCCGCGAGCGGGTGCTGGAGCATCTCAAGGCGCGGGGATTCAAATCGAAGTCCCGCGGCCGATCCGTGCCCGCCGGTGAGCGCGTGCCGCTGGTGGCAAAGATCCGCGCCCAGCTCGCCGCCGCAGGCCGGGACGATGCCTATGCCGACGGCATGGCCCGGCGGATGTTCTGGGTGGATCGGTTCGAGTGGTGCGAGCCCGACCAGCTGCGGCGCCTCGTCGCCGCTCTGGCCTATGACGCCAAGCGCCACGGGAGAGCGCGGCGGTGATCTGGTGGCCCTGGCTCTGGTGGTGGCACGTCGCCCTGGTCGCGACGATGCCGGCGCCGCGCATCCGGGGCCGTATTGGGAATGTGATTTACGTGGAGTTTAAGCGATGAGCTGGATTCTGACCTATACGGGGCAGCAGTTCGATCTGCTCCAACCGAAGGCCGATCAAATATCGGTAACCGACATCGCGCATGCCTTGGCCATGACATGCCGCTTTGGGGGGCACGTGGAGCGCTTCTATTCAGTGGCCCAGCACAGCGTTTGGGTGTCCAAGCAGGTCCCCGACGAGAAACATGCATTTGCAGCGCTACTCCATGACGCTGCGGAGGCTTACGTATCCGACGTCGTGCGGCCCCTAAAGCAATGGCTGCCAGAATTCCGGGAAATAGAAGATCGAGTTCAGGCCGCCATCGCCGAGCGTTTCGGCCTCAGCGTGGATGAGCTGGAACATCCCGAGATCAAGAAAACGGACATGCGGGCGCTTGCGACCGAGCGGCGGGACCTCATGGCCGTCGACAATTCGGCATGGCCCTGCCTCTCCGGTGTCGAAACCTCGATGTTCACGATTAAGCCACTCAGTGCACGCAAGGCAGAGCAGGCGTTCCTCGATAGGTTCAGATATTTGGTCGGTTTGGCCTAATGCAGATCCAATGCCCCACCTGCCACAGCCGTTTCAGCTTGGACCAGGCCACCGAGGACGAATCCGCCCGGCGGCTGATGGCGATCCTGGGCGAGCTGCCGCGCGAGGTCTCCGCGCCGCTGGTGGCCTACCTGGGCCTGTTCCGGTCGCGCACCCGGGCCCTGGCCTGGGAGCGCTCGCTGCGCCTGGCGCGGGAGGTGCTGGAGCTGGGCCGGGACACGATGGCCATCGGCGCCGCGCTCTCCGAGACCGTCGAGGCCATGCGCGGCAAGCAGGGCGCGGACTGGAAGCCGCTCACGAATCACAACTATCTCAAGCGCGTGCTGGAGAGCACGATGGCCCGGGGCGGATCCGCTCCGGCGCGCGTGGATCAACCTCGACCGCCGCGGACGAGCAATACGGCCCGCTCGCTGCAGGCCCTGGAGGATGGCGATGAGCAGTACCGCCTCGGGGAATGAGCCGGCCCGCTGGTTCCGCCAGGCCATCGGCCGGGGCTTGCAGGCCCTGGTGGTGCTCCATCTGCCCGGCGCGCCCGGCCATGAGACCGTCGGGCACACCCGCGATGTGTGGGTCGCCACGCTCTGGGATGCGCCCATTCAATGGTCCGAGAAACTCGATGCAACGCGCATTGAAGCGGCATTCAAGCGCATCGCCCGCCAGGCCGATCGCTGGCCGCCGCCGCGCCAGCTCCTGGAGCTGCTCCCCGCCAGGCCGCAGCCGCGGGGATTACCCCGGCCGCGGATGGACGCCGAAACCCGGGCGCGCAACAGCGCCCGGCTTCGTCAGGCATTGGAGGAGGCACTG